TGGAGAACGAGCATATGACATTTATAGTCGATTGCTCAAAGATCGTATTATAATGTTAGATACAGATGTCAATGAACATACAGCAAGCCTGTTAGTTGCCCAACTGTTATTTTTAGAAAGTCAGGGTAACGAAGACATTCACTTCTTTATTAATAGCCCAGGTGGAGGTGTAACAGCTGGTATGGCAATTTACGATACCATGCAGTTTATCAAACCCAATATTTCAACCATTGTTATGGGACAGGCTTGCAGTATGGGCAGTTTGCTCGCCGCCGCCGGCTCCCCTGGCAAGCGGAAAATTTTGCCCAACGCTCGTCACATGATTCACCAACCTTCGGGCGGTGCTGGTGGACAAGCCACGGACATGCAGATCCAAGTTGAAGAAATTATCAAAATGAAAAAGAATTTGACTCAGATTTATGTGAATCATAACAATAAGGGCAAAACGTTTGAACAGTTTAGACACGACATGGAACGTGATAAATTTATGAGTGCGCAGGAAGCCCTAGAATACGGTTTGGTTGACGAAATTATAACAAAACGTCCGTAAAGTACGCATATATCCAAAAACCATAGTACACTATAAATACTAATGTCTAGGAGTGTACTATGGCCCGTCAGGCTTTTAACTGGTCCTTGTTGGATCGAGCTACGTTGTACTCTATGCTCTACAGTCTCAAACCAGAGATTGTAGACAAACGCTTACCTATAGGCGATATTATTCGACAGATAAGCAAACACGTCAAAGCACATCTTCCAGTTAAGGTAGTTAGTAATAGACATAAGCCTGTTAAACCAGGTGAAGTTTGGATAGGTGGCGCTTATTACAGTGATCTTGATAGTTCTGGCAAGAAACGATTCATTGAAATTGAATTGGCATTCCCCACAGACACTCAAACTATGAAAACCAGTTCATATCGTTGGGAACGAATTTGCACACTTTTTGCAGATACAATACTACACGAAATCATACACACACGCCAATATCGTGCTAGAAATTTTAAAGATCTTCCCGGTTATGAAAGTACAGCCTATTATGCCAAAGATCGTGCATGGCAAGAATACTATGGACATAGAGACGAAATGGGTGCTCACTCATTTAATCTAGCACAAGACATGATTGATAAGTTTGGCTTTGATCCAAAAACCATACGAGAATATCTAGATTCAAAAGTTCCAAAACGAGTTCGCCCTAACAGTTGGGGACGATTTATGAAATCTTTTGAATACGATCATGCCCATCCAAAGGTACGCCAAATGAAGCATAAAATTATGACTCAATTGGAAAATGCTTGGTGCGGCAAGCCATTTAAAACACCAAATTATTTGACTTATTAAATAACTGACTGTATAATAACTATATTAACAGTTATTCATAAGGTCTAATCATGAGCGATCCGTGCTATCAAGTTATTAATGATTTGGAAATTCATCCCAGTCGTTTGAACAAAGAAGCCATAGTACTTGCACAAGCCGAACAAGGTAATGATGAGTTTTTTCATGGTTGCCAATTGGCATTGGATCCAATGATCACTTTTGGAATTAAACAAGTAAAGGAAAAGAAAGATGAAGACGGCCCTGGGTTGCCTTGGGATACTTTTGTTAGTGTCGCTGGCAGTTTTCGTAATCGTACAGTCACCGGCAACCTTGCTCGCGACACACTTGATGAGATGATGGCGCAAGCCACGAAGAAAGAGTGGAACGGTTGGTATCGTAGGATTTTGATTAAAGACATGCGAGCAGGATTCACTGAACGCACAATCAACAAAGTAGTAGAGAAAAAATATGTTCAGTACAGCATTCCTGTATTTGGTTGCCAGCTTGCTCATGATAGTAATGGTCATGAATCTAAAGTGGTTGGCCGAAAACTTATCGAAGTCAAATTGGATGGTGTTCGTGTCATCACTATTGTACACCCTGATGGTCGTGTGGATATGTTTAGCCGAAATGGCAAAGAACTTGTAAACTTCCCACACGTGATTGAACAATTAAAATTTGTAGCAAGTATTGGCGGATTTAGTGAGGCAATGGTACTAGATGGTGAAATTATGTCAAGTAGTTTCCAAGATTTGATGAAACAAGTACATCGAAAAAGTGATGTAAAAAGTACAGATGCAGTTCTTAATTTATTTGACATGCTGACATTGGCAGAGTTCGAAGCTGGAGAAAGTGATACTGCTCAAATACGTAGAAGTGAAATGTTACAAAATTGGTTTGATGTTTACGAAAACTCATTGCCAGGCATAACTGTACTCAGTCACGAAGACGTTGATTTAAATACAGAGCAAGGGCAAACACAATTTAAAGAAATTAATGCCCGTGCTATTGCAGGCGGTTATGAAGGCATTATGATTAAAGATCCTCTTGCTGGATATGAATGTAAGCGCAGTACAGCCTGGCTGAAGTTAAAGCCTTTCATTGAAGTATCATTGGAGATAGTAGATGTTGAAGAAGGAACAGGAAGAAACGTTGGCAGGCTTGGAGCGATTGTATGCCAAGGAGTCGACGACGGAAAAACTATTCGGGTCAATGTTGGCAGTGGGTTTAGTGATAGTGATCGTGATAGCTACTGGGCTTCACGTGATTCCTTATTTGGTCAGGTCGTGGAAGTGCGAGCAGACGCAGTCACCCAAAACCAAGACGGAAGCTACAGTTTGCGATTTCCACGGTTCCTACGGTTCCGGGGATTTGAAATAGGAGAAAAAATATGACAGACATTAGTAGAGTTGCCGCACAAACAGCAGAGATGTATCGACAACTTGATATTAAAAAGTTGGACAAAAAACTTGAAGAACTTCGAGTTGAAGAACAGCGTGTGAAATTAAATATCAAAGCCAATGAAGAAGCAAGAATTGACATGAATCGCCGGATGAACCGTCCGGGACAACATGTAGATAGGATGGCATAATGACAAACCCGTTTAGAGATCAAGAAAAATTTATGAAAGCCTGTGATCAAACAACAGGTGGAGAGTTTGATCAAGCACAATTTAACATGTACCTTGGTCTAATCGAAGAAGAATTTAAGGAACTGCAAGTTGCCATAAACAACCATGATCAAGTGGAAACATTAGATGCACTAATTGACATACTAGTTGTTACTATTGGTACTATCCACAGCATGGGCAGTGATGCAGAAGGTGCGTGGAAAGAAGTTATGCATACCAACTTTGCCAAGATTGATAAAGAAACTGGTAAAGTTCGTAAGCGAGAAGATGGTAAAGTACTAAAGCCAGTAGGATGGGTTTCACCCGATCTTACAAAATTCATTTAAAGGAGACTAATATGTTTGGTACAAATTATACGGGTGGCGGTACCCTAAGTTACCGTAGTGCTAGTGAAGTTAATAGTGCAATGGGCCGTGTTTACGGACACATGAGCCTTGCTGTTATCATGTCAATGATGGTCAGTTATTTTGTTGGCACTAGCCCAGAGTTGTTGGCATTCTTTTTTACAGGTGTATTAAAATGGATTGTTATTTTTGCACCTCTGGTAGCAATTTTTGGTATTAGTTATGTGCTGGGAAACAACCCTAGCAAAAGTGTAGCACAATTATGCTTGCATGGATTTGCGGCCTTAATGGGATTGAGCTTTGCCACAATCTTTGCGGTGTTCACTATGGGTAGTATTGTGTCAGCATTTATGGGTGCGGCAATCTTGTTTGGTGTAATGAGCGGATATGGATATTTTACCAAACAGAGTTTAGACAGTATGGGCAAGTTTATGATTGTTGGATTAATTGCCATCATCATTGCCAGTATTGTTAATATTTTTATTGGTAGCACTGTGATGCAAATGGTAATCTCTGCCTTGGCAATCATTATCTTCCTTGGCTTAACTGCTTATGACACACAGAAGATTCGTGAAGAACTCAGTGTAGAAACAAGTGACGTAGCAGAAGTTCGCGGAGCACTAACACTATACATGGACTTTATCAACTTGTTTATCAATTTGTTACAACTTTTTGGCGATAGAAAATGATTAGAGAATTTATCAATATTGTAGAAGGTATACGTGTTACTGACGATTGGTTCAAGGACGGTGGATTCAAAACCTACAAACGTCCCGCCAAAGAACGTTATGAAATTGCAGACGAGCCTGGCACTATTGATACACTTGAAGGCCCAGTTAAGTATCCTGCAGGCTACTATATTATGACTGGACCAAAAGGTGAGCAGTATCCTATTACCCCAGAAAAATTTGACGATCTCAAAGACGATCTTGGCGATGGTGTTTGCACACCAAAAAAGATCGTCAAATTTGCCAAATTGGCAGATCACTCCGGATCAGTTGACACAAGTTGGGGTGAGAAGTTACACTATAACACAGGCGAAGACGTTATTGTTCGTCACGGTGAGGACGACTACGGTGTAGTTAAACGAGATATATTTGCACAAACATACGAGAAAATATAATGGCACAACACGCACATTACTGGAGTTGCAGTCCTTTTGCAGACTGGCTTCGCGGCACTAAAAAGCTAGGTGCAGGCACAGCAGAAGAATGGGACAACTGGACCACTACCGCACAGATGAAGCATAATTTTCGTTACTGGCTAGCTGAAGAGGGTCTAGGCTACGTCCAGGATTTTGTAACATGGCCCATTAGAAAGATCTACGATGTTAAGTATTACATCAATAACCGTTGGGTTACTCGTACTCACTCTCTTACTGCCCATGCTCGTGATATTAAGCCTGGTAACTGGTGTGATGTTGGCAATCGGTTCCTGCCATGCTTATTTAATGAGTTGGTTGATTTCGTCGAAATTGAATCCGCATGGTCGCACATCGCCTGGGGAGATAAAGAAGCTCGTGCTAAGTATGATCCTCCCTTTTACGCTTTTGGTTGGTTCCGTTGGCGTACTTGGCGTAGTCCTCAAGCAGGTATCGATCATCTTGACTGGGCAATGACTCTAACTAACACTGACTGGTGTGGACCAGAGCATCCAGACTACGGCAAGCCAACTGGTCAGGCTCTCCGTGCAAAAGAAATCAAAGAATTGTATGTATGGTGGACTACAGTATATCCTGCTCGTCCAGATCCACATGATGCCAGTGGTTGGAGTGACTATTGTGAAGCGGCACGGTTAGCCAATGGTGGTAAACTAAGCTGGATGGGCAGTGACAAAAGTCCTGAACTTCGTAAGATGGCTGACAAGGCACTTAAACTTACTACTAAGATTGAAGCGGCTTATGACAAAGAAGACACTGAAATGATGATTCGTTTAATCAAAGCTCGTGATAGTCTTTGGACTTAACCAATTTGTGTCAACGCAATGCAAAGCTAAGGCGTTATATATATGTAGGGTAATAATTCCTACACTAACACAAAGGAAACTTTAAAATGAAATTGATCGCAACTTTAATCGCTTCTGCATTCGCAGTAACAGCTTTTGCTCAAGCACCAGCTCCAGCTAAGTCACCAGCAACTCCTGCTCCAGCCGCTACAGCAAGTGCTCCAGCACCAGCTAAAGCAGAAGTTAAGAAGGACGAAAAGAAGCCTGCAAAAAGTGAG